GAAGAACAGACATTCTCATTTCTGTCTCTGTTCTAAATACTTGTTTCTTGGTCCATGTGTCACGAAGCTCGGCTGTCATTTCTTTAAACGCCTTCACGTCATTTGGGTCCAATAAATTATTTAAGCTAGGTGCTTCTTTTTCTATAAGTGCATGTATATTTCTTTTTTCTGTCATAATAATCCTTTCGTAAATAACTATATATTTTATTAACTAGTTGTCAATGTCTTTGTTTCTACAACAGCTCCCGCAAACTCCTCTGTATTAGTTAAAGTTGGTGTGCTACCTGCACCACAAATTAATGAAGCTGTATTAGCGGTTCCTGACATTCCAGAATTACCTACACTTGGTCTAGTAGTAACTTGTGTTGCTGGGTTTATAGAAAAGGTGCTTCCATCATAATCAAGAGTTTTTTGATTGAGTGGAGATACACCTCCAGCAAAAATACATGCTGTCTGAGTTCCTGTTCTACCACCAAAAGATCTTGAGGCAGCGGGTATAGCACCTGTAGCTGAAAAATTTGTTCCATCGTATTCATTTGCAGTAGCTACATTAGAAGTTCCAGGTGCATTTGTAGCTCCTCCCATATGCACAGAAGCTGTTTGTATTCCACCACCAGCTAAACCTTGCACTGATATAGGATAATTTTCTCCTGCACTCCATGAACCACTAGCATATTCTTGAACAGTGTTTGATACTCCACCTGACCCATTAGAGTTACCACATACTTGAGCTAATGTAGTGCTTGTTCCTACCATGGGAGTGCCTCCTGCTTTTGCTGTAGGTGCGGCTGTAAGATTACTCCATGTTGTTCCATCATAACCTTCAAACGAGGTAGACATTGTATATGGTCCCGCGCCACCCGTTCCGTTAAGACCTCCAAAAACAACTGCTGCTGTTTGAGTTCCAAGAGCAGAAGTTTGATATCTAGCTTGATTTGCGTTGTTGACAGTTGTCCACGATGTTCCATTATACTCTTCAGTTACAACACTTCCTCCCTCTGGAGACGATGGTGGATAAACATATCCATGTGATGCAAGGCCTGCACTAACTGTTCCTGCTATTGCTGCAGATCTCTTAGTATTTAAAGCATTTCCGCTAGTCCATACTGCAGTTCCTAACACATAACCTTTAAGTAATCCTAGAGTTGAGTTATACCACACCTCTCCATCTTTTGGATTAGATGGATTAGATGATACAACGTTTACCCTTGTTCCATGTAAATCTTTGTACGTTGCCATTTAAAATCCTTATGGAAGAGTTATATCAGATGGTCTTATATTCATTGGATCTGCTTTTTCTTCATCAGTTTGAGCATCCCAAGCTGCTTGTGCTGCTTGTACTTCAGCATCAACTAAAGCTTGAGCTTCTGACTTAGTTTTAAAAACACCGTTCTTATCAGCTATCCATAAAGCACCTTTTGGATTATTTCCAACAACCCAAACGTCAGCAGGATAACCTCTTAGAAAAAAGTTTCTTCTATCTTCAGCTGTGAAGAATCCTTTCCCAGTGTTAGTAAGCACTCCATATAAAAAGTTTTCCATAGTCTTCCTCCTTTTAAAGTTTGTATATCATAGTTTAACTCTGAGTCAAAGTCTTAACATTTAATTCAGTTGTTTCTGTACTCCATTCTTCAGTATTTGCATACATAGGATTACCTGCATTAGATCCACCAACTGCCATACCATCGGATCCACTATTATAACTTCCACTTGGGGCAAACTGCATTCTAGCTGTTGACATTGATGGTCTTGTAGAAAAAGTACTTCCATCATATCCTTCTGTAACCGCAGAATTATTATTTGGCGGAGTCGCCCCTGCGAAACCTATCGCATCTGTTTGAGATCCAAAACCTCCTAAACCATATCTTGCTGTGAGTACAGTGCCTCCTGATGTCCAAGATGATCCATTCCACTCTTCACTAGTAGTTGCAAAAGTATAACTAGGTGGTGTGTAACCACTAAAAACTAAACTTGCAGTTGTAGTCCCAACTGAACCCATATTACTTCTTGCTGTATTCATAGCTGTTGAAGTTGACCAAGTAGATCCATTGTATTGTTCATGAAGATCATTGATAGCGTTTGGAGATCCTATTCCTCCAGCTGCATATGCTGCTGTTTGAAGACCTGCTCCACCGCAATTCATTCTCGCTGTAGACAGATCACCTGATTCTGACCAAGAGCTTCCGTCATACTCTTCTGTTAAAGCTTGAACACCTGTTGAACCTGGTGCTCCATTAGTTCCACCAAATGCTAGTCCAGCCGTTTGCGTCCCAGCTCCTGAAGTCATTCTAGCGGTTCCTAAATTATTTCCTTCACTCCAACTTGTGCCATCGTATTCTTCTGATTCATTTTTAAAAACGTTTGGATAAACTTTACCACCAAAAAACAATCCTGCAGCTTTAGTTCCTGCATTTCCACCGTCATGTCTACCAAGATTTAAATTTCCACCACTAGACCATGCTGCTGCTGTAAAAATGTTTACTGATCTATTAAAATCTTGTACTCTATTTCCAACACTTGGAACAGGTGAACCTTTTGCAATCCAAGTGTCGCTTGCAGAAGTTGATCCATGTGAAGCTGAATCTTGTGCTATCGCTAATGCTGGTCCTACCGTAAAAGTTGTACCATCATACTTACAAGAATTTGTTGTTGGTGCTCCTGCAAATATTGCATCTGTTTGTGTTCCTGATCCCATAGCATAACCTGTTAATTCAGCCACGCTAATTCCACTTGGACCTGCAGTCCAACTACTACCATCATACTCTAAAGAAATTGTATTAAAAGCATCTCCGCCAGAACTTGGTACGGGACTATTTGTATAACCAAAAGAATTTATTGCAGCAGTTTGTGTTCCTGCTTGACCTTGCGAACTTTGTCTTTGAGGAAGTGCCCCACCTGTTGACCAATTCGTTCCATCATATTCTTCGTTTAAATCTGTTCTATTTGTTCCTGGAACGTTTCCTCCTGTTGCTAAAAGAGCTGATTCTATTCCGCAACCACTTCTATAGTTAATAGCATTTGCCATAGGGTTTACCGTTGTCCACGCTGTTCCGTTGTATTCTTCAGTAACTCCACTTTGGGGTTGTCCACCTCCACCTTGGCCAAAAAAGACACCTGCAGTTTGTGTTCCAACTAATTTAGTATTTCCTCTAGCTGTATTTAAAGTTCCACCAGTTGACCAACCTGACCCATTGTATTCTTCAGTACCATCATGTGCTGCACCATTTGGAGGAGCTGCAAATCCTCCGCAATTTAATCCTGCTGTTTGTGTTCCACAACCACCAGATCTTTGTTTAGAAGTAGCTGTGGACGTTCCAGCTGACCATGCTTCAGAAATTAAAGCTGATCTAAATTGATTATCTGTTGAATTAAACCAAATTTGTCCTTCAGCTGCAGTGTCCGTTGGATTAGTTGTAACTGTTTTAACTGCTTTACCGTGTAATTCTCTATATGTTGCCATAATTAACTCGTACTAAATGTTTTTATATTAGTTGTTGATGTTTCACCATTAAATTCTTCTGTTGCTGTTGTGTATGTGGGATGTGAGTTTCCTCCAAAAGCAACGCCTGCTGTGGCAGTTCCAGTTCCACTAATATAATTTCTAGATGTTGCTAGTGATGGTCTTGTTGAAAAAGAAGTTCCATCATAACCTTGTGTAATTCCAGTATAGCCGCCTGATCCAGGAGATATAACACCCCCAAAAATTATAGCATCTGTCGCTGTTCCAGCACCACCCATATTATTTGCACCTGTAATTAAGGCTCCTCCAGAGGTCCAAGACGATCCTCCATATTCTTCAGTAGTGGTTAAATAGCCAGGTGTTCCTCCAACACATATTGCTGCTGTTGATATTCCAACACCACCAGCTACGTGTGATCTTGCAGTTGATAACGCTCCACCATTACTCCAAGAAGTTCCATTATATAGTTCAGTTTTATTTGAATCAGCAGGTTCATCTCCTCCATAAACTAATGCAGCTGTTTGTGTCCCACAACCACCACAATTATTTCTAGCAGTTCCTAATGAGTATGGTTGAGATGCCCAGTTAGTACCATCCCATTCCTCTACCGCAGATTGTCTAGTTGATGGATTAGAAAAACCTCCAGAGTATAAAGCTGCAGCGGTAGTACCTGCTCCAGCTCCAGAATATCTAGCTGTGTTTAAAGCGTTTTTATTAGTCCAAGATGTACCATCGTATTGCTCAGTATAAGCTACAGCAGGATCAGAATAATAACCACCAAAATATAAAGCCGCTGTTTGTAATCCATTTTGCGATGAAGCTCCCTCATCTCTTGCATTATTTAAAGCTCCTCCACTAGCCCATGCTGCTGCGGTTATTACAGTTGTTGTTTCTTCATATTTTTCACAAGCAGCACCATCTCCACCTCCTGCTGCTAGTATATTAATTGAACTAGAGCCTGTGCCTCCTGATTGATCGACTCCATTAGCTCTAGTTGCAGGAGAAGTTGACCAAGAGGTTCCATCATAATTTTCAATAGCAGTATATGGTGATGGGTTACCACCCATCATAGTAGCGGCCGTTGTAGATCCTTGACACATTGCAGGTCCTTGGTTTCCTCTAGCTGTATTTAAAGTTGGTGCTGTACTCCAAGTAGATCCATTATATTCTTCTGTCATTGATTGTGCTGGTGTACCAACTGGTCCACTTTCACCTGATACTCCTAAAGCTGCAGTTTGTATTCCGCACCCTGACATATTTGCTCTAGCAGTATTCATAGTTGCAGGTTGAACTGTCCAATTAGTTCCATCGTAATATTTTGTTTTATCCGAAGCTACTGGTGATACTGATGGATTACCATGACCTGAGTACATTATTCCTGCTGTTTGTGGTCCACCGCCTGCCAAACCTCTAAGTGCTTCAGGCATAGCGTTTGCAGTTGACCATGAGGTTCCATTGTAGTGTTCTGTTGTATTAGTTGCAACCGGTGTCGCCAACATACCACCACAAATTACTCCTGCGGTTAAAGTTCCAAATCCTGATCTGTTAAGTGCACTTACATTTTGAGTACCACCTGATGACCAACCTGAACCATTAAACTCTTCTGTGATATTTGAGTATCCAGGAGATCCAGATCCTGCCCAATTTGCATCTGCGGATCCACCCGATGCTGTACCAAACTGATTACGATTACCACTTCTAGACATCGATGTTTGACTTGTAGTTGAAGCTAGAATAGCTAATGCTCTAAGAGATCCAGTGGTTGTGTTATACCACATTTGTCCATCAATAGAATCTGACGGATCTGATGATACGGATTTAATTTTTTTTCCGACTAGTGCTTTGTAGGTCGACATTTATTTAGTCTCCTTAATTATTCTTCAAAAGCCAGCCTTGTGTGCTATCTACATATACCAAAGTATTTGCTGCTCTTTCTGTTGATACTACTAAAGGATCTGTTGATCCTGCAATTTTTTCTGTTCCGTTTTGATCTATTGTTAATGCGTTAGTGTCAAATGTTCCTGCATAATCTATAAAAGAAATTTCATCTCCAATATTTCCTGCAGGTAAATCCATTTCTATTGCATTACTTGTAGTGTTAATAAAATAACCTTCACCTGCTACAGCTGTAAATGTAGCAGAAGTTTTTACTGCTTGCCAAGAGGTTCCGCCTGATACTTCAGCAAATGATAGCTGTCCAACGCCTGTTGCACCTGAACCTGTTACTGAATCTACTTTTAAAAATCTGTTTGCTGTTACATTTCCAGTAGGAAATTTTAACTCATAGCTCTGCCCAGAGCTGTGTGGGGGTGATGTAAGTTTAATCCCGTGGGAGTTAGACTCACAGTTAAGTTGAATTGAACCTGGATTTGTTGCACCCATTGCTTCAATAACACCAGTTCCTTTTGGTCTTAAACGTAAATTAAGATTTGAATCATCTCCAACTGCACCAATCTGTGCACCAGCACCTGTTGCAGCATTTGTAATATCTATGTGGTTTACTGCAGAACTAGTTGTTTCAAAAATTAATTGTTCTGCTCCATTTTCATCTCTGATACCATGAGCATCATCAAAATCTATCATGAAAGAATTAGTATCTAAGTTACCACCTAATTGAGGTGATGTATCATCTACAACATCTCCACCAGTTTGAATTTGTATAATGTCTGGATTCGTACTATCATTTGCAGTAGCAAATACTATTGCCGTGCCTTTGTTTGTTGCTGAAAAAGTAAATGAAGATCCTGAACCTGACGCATATTTAAACTGAACTGTGTGAGCTCCAGAACTAGAATTTCTTAAAATATAAAAAGTTTGAACATCTATGGGTATTGTAACGACTGCATTCCCAGATAAAGATCCAGTAAAGTCAATCATTCTATGACCAGCTACATCACCAGTTCCATTATCAGTAATAGTTAAAGCAACTGTTCCACCACTAGTTAATGCTTGTGTAGTAAATCCACCAGCTATTTGTTCAATTAATTCTAAGTTTGTATTTGTTTTCGAACCCCAAGTTCCAGCGTTTTCACCGGTTTGCTGAAGTTCAACCCCTAAAGGTGTAAATGTTGATGCCATAAAAAATTCTCCTAAGCTGCTACATCAGTATAGCTGTTATTTGTTCCTGTTGCAACATCAGAATAACTATTATTTGTTCCTGTTGAAACATCACTATAACTGTTATTTTGACCGGGGTCAACATTTCCGTAAGCAAATATATTTACCCCTCCTATACTTAAACTAGAAGATAGTCCTTCAAAACCTACCACCATATCTGGCAGAGTTACAGTGCCAACGCTAAACGAAGCTGAAATCCCAGTTAGCCCCAACGTCATATCATTAGGGTCTAAAACTCCAACACTAGATGTCATTGTTTGACCTGTTGGGTTAACTACAGCACCACCTAATCCTATAATAGAACCCTGAGTTAATGTTAAATTTAATCCAGATAATATTGCAGTGTTATTTGGTGCAACTGCTGTACCAATTGATGTGGACAATGAAAACCCTGTAACATCAACTTGGTTATTAGAAGATCCAATTGCAGTTCCTTGAGCTGAAGTTACTGATAAACCTGATGGTTGAACAGTATCGTTCGGTGCTATGGCAGTCCCTTGACTTAGTGTTGCTTCTTGACCAGTCAAACCTACAACTTGATCTGCAACTGATACGACTCCTAATGCAAAAGATGCAGAAATACCTGACATCACAACGTTAGCATCTGCTTCAACTGCTAACGATCCAACATTAAATGATGCAGAAATACTTGATGGTTCTACAACTGCAGAACCAAGAACTGATACTGAACCTATGTTAGATGAAAATTCTACACCACTAATATCAAAATTAGGACTTAAACCAATTGTAATTGCAAACTCACCCCAAGCACCTTGACCGTAGGTATTATTACCCCAGCCTTCTATACCCATGCTAGAGGATATTTCAAAACCTGTTAAAGAAACTGTTACGTCGTTAAGATCTCCCCAAGATTCTTCACCCCAAGTTTTGGCTCCCCAACCTGCTCCAAGTTTTTGGTTTTCATTCCAATATGCTTGGCCCCAGGTGAACCTGCCCCATCCTGAAGACACCGACATGGTCGGCCTCCTATGTTAATCTGATTATTGCGGCTGTAGCGTCGTTTGCAGGAAACTCTATTTTAAAAGTTCCGTTACTTGCTGTTTTATCTCCACCAAATGCTATTGCACAAACAGCATCAGTTGTGCCCGAACTTGTGCCTGTTGTAGTATTATATATTAATGCAGCATTTGCTGTAAAAGAAGCTGATGTATAAGTTACGTCACCAAAATCTGTAAATGCAGTTGTGCCAGTCAAACCAACTCCTGTTCTTGTTAGAGTTTCTCCGCCTGCTGTGTATGCAGTCCCTGACGTATTTGTAATTTCTTCTGATGTTGAATAGTCTGTTGTAGATGCACCTAAAGTAGCATCACTATCATATAGTGCAATTTTAAATGTGTCACCACCTGATGATGAAAAATTGTGTTTACCTTGTAAAAGTTCTTGTTTAAAACTTGAACATATTGCGCTTGTGTTTGCCATAATTTATTCTCCTACGGGTTTGCTGAAGTTACTGGTATACGGACAGCACCATCTGTATAGTCATCTCTTCGTCTTCTACCAACTTGTTCGTTAGCAAACTTCTGTATCTCAGTTTTATATTTATTTTCATACAAAGTCAACATATCTATCGGACCTTTTAAAAACCCATATGCCTCTGATAAACAGCAATATAAAAGACCATTTGGAAAATTAAGACTAAGGTAATTAGTATTCTCACCCTCTAAAAGACCAGGCATTTTGTTAAAATGTATTCTAGCTAAATAGTTAGTATTAGGTGTAGGAGCTAAAAATATTCTACCTGATGTCGTATCTGTATTTCCAGTTGCACCTCCAAAAGAAGCATAATATTTTGGTTTCCCTTGTGCTGCAGATGTTCCTGTTACATCTTGATATTCTTGTAAATAACTCATGTCTTTTTTTTCTAAAAAAGTATTTGCACCAGTTATTACTGAATTAGAATCATATACTTGAATAGCTCTAATAAATAAACATCCTGCAGGAGCATTAATTGATTCTTGGCCTGCAACTAAATTAATCGTTTGTTGTTTTCTATCAGCATCAATAGGAACATCTCTCATTATTCTATATTGAGCGTTTAATATTATATTTTCTAAAACAGCGTCTGTTAAAACATTAGAGTCTGTTTCAGTATAACTTCTAATTTGTGTTTTTAATCCTGATGCACTTAATCCTGACATTATGCTATTATCTCCTGACAACGAGGACAAGATTTTCTAAATCTTTTATGACTAGAACAGTGCTCAGCTTTTACAGCCTCTTCATTTTCATACACTGGAGTTTCGGGTTCTGGAACATGTAGATATAATTCTTCATGTTCATCCATCTCTTGTCTTTTAGGTTTAAAAATAGTTTTTATCCAATTTAAAAAGTGTGTTATCATGCCGATATTGTAACTGGTCCTGCAGACACAGTTGGTCCTCCATTTTCTTCTGTTATACTAGGAGTTGCCCCTAGTGTAAATGTATATTTATCTGTTGTCGTGACTGTTATACTAAATCCTGATGCGTTTTCATAGGTTGTAAAAGCGACTCCTCCAGGGCTACCTTGAACATTTCTAAATCTAACAGTATTACCAGTAGATCTTCCATGATTAGGTTCTGTCACCGTAACAGTTTGTGAACTTGCAATTGTAGAAAAAGGATTATTACCTAACATTGCTGCAGCGGCAGGTTCTACTCTATCAGGTCTAACATTACGTAAAGATATAGAATCTCCGTTCATGGGTTTTGGTTCTAATTGTGGTTGTTTTGGTTCAAACTCAGATACATGAACAAAAGCACCATTCCATTCTCTAACCATTTCTTTGTATGGAAACTCCATACCAGATCTATCTGATATTGCTTTTGCGTATTTACCTGTTGCGTACTTTGCCATTATTCACCTAATGTACCTTTCAAATAAGTTAGATCTTCAGATATTGGTTTCTTTTTTAGACCAATAAATCCTTTTTTCTTCATATCTTTTTTTGCTAAAGCTATACCGTATCTAACAGCTGGATCTGTTTCCATGTCCCCTTTAACTTTTAATTTATTTGCTCTTCCTTTTAAAAAAGCTTTTCCTAAACCTTTAATTGCTTTTATTGTTCCCATTACGCTCCTGGATAATAAGCTTTTGGTGTTATGTATGTGCTAGAAGCTGAACCATCTTCTGCTAAAGCTCTAGCTAATTCATCTTCATAATATAACTTCATAGCTTGTGTCATTTGTGGTTGATATTTTTGTGATAAATAAAAAGCTAAACCAGCTGTCATACAAGGGACAAATCTAAAGGGCACATCTGTTGCATTTGTGTAATCTCCCACATCCTGTATTCTTTTTATAAAAAAGAAGTGCATATCTTTAGATGCGTTTGTTGAATCTGGTGTTGGGTAAACGTGTATGGTAACTTTATCTATGAATCTCTCCACCCAATATTGATTAGGTGTACCTTTGGATAATTTATTAGAAAAACCTGCGTATGTAGATCTATCTACTTTAGTCATCGGACTATCCGATTGTGTTGTCTGTGTTCTATTAGATCTTAATTGTGCCTCAAGAACATCAGATATACCAAACACACTCGCTGGATCTGTAGTTGTTGCGGAAGTTCCATCATCACTAGATCTGAAAAAATCATAATCTGCCTGACCCTCTATAAGATCTAGATTAGTAGAACCTATTTCCCAATAGTGAATACCTCTATTACCCCATTCTTGAAATAGAAT